TATACAAAGCTACGATACAGCTTTTTCTAAAAAAGAAACTGCTGACTATTCTGCAATTACTACATGGGCTGTTTTTGAACACGAAACCAATGAAACGCCTTGTTTAATTTTATTAGATGCCAAAAGGATGCGTGTGGACTTTCCTGAACTAAAAAGACTAGCTTGGGATGAATATAAATACTGGGAACCTGATTGTGTTTTAATCGAAGCCAAAGCATCAGGCACACCTTTAACACAAGAATTAAGACGAATGGGAATACCTGTCACTGCCTACACACCTAGTAGAGGTCAAGATAAAGTAGCTAGAATGAACAGTGTTGCACCTATTTTTGAATCAGGCATGGTTTGGGCACCTGATGAAAGTTTTGCAGACGAAGTTATTGAAGAAATGGCTAGTTTCCCTTATGGTGATAATGATGACTATTGCGATAGTGCAACTATGGCTTTAATGCGTTTTAGACAAGGTGGTTTTTTGTCATTGCACGAAGATTACCAAGATGAAGTAAAATTATTAAGAAAAGACAGAACAGTGTATTATTAAACAATGAAAATTTTTTTAACATCCTTTGAATTTGATGGCATAGAATATTCAGGACCAAACATATTTGCTAGAAACTGGGAAATAGCTGAGGCTGTTGCTGAGTATCAAGGTTTAAAAATTGATGGTGAATTAGAAGAAATACACAGTGAAGAGTTGTTAAAAGAATTAAACGAAAAAAGAGTGCTACACTAAGGTTATTATGGCAGTTGAAAGAGTATTAGGTACAGAAAATAATCCTGACATCATAGAATCAGGCAGTGCTGTAGAAATTATCCCTGAACAAAGCAGATCAGAAGCTATTAGCGAATCAGATAACATTTTAGTTATGAATGATGAGGTTTTGTTAGACGAACAAATAGCGGCTGAACTTGCCAACATGGAAAACGAAACAGAAGATTTTTTTGATAATTTAGCTGATTTTATAGACGAAAGAGAACTTACAAAACTAGCATCTAATCTTATTGATTCTATTCATGGCGATCTTGAATCAAGAAGCGAGTGGGAAAAAACCTACACAGATGGTTTGAAATACTTAGGCATGAAGTTTGATGACAGTCGTTCTCAACCATTCCAAGGTTCTAGTGGTGTCATTCATCCAATACTAGCAGAGGCTACAACTCAGTTCCAAGCTCAGGCTTATAAAGAGTTATTACCTGCTAAAGGACCAGTTAAGACACAAATACTTGGTGCAAGAACTGTAGAAACAGAATCACAAGCTGAAAGAGTCCAAGAGTTTATGAACTATTACATCATGAATGTAATGCAAGACTACGATCCTGAATTAGATCAATTGTTATTCTATTTACCACTTGCATTTTCTTGTTTTAAAAAAATCTACTTTGATACTGTATTACAAAAAGCAATATCTAAATTTATACCACCTGAAGATTTGATTGTGCCATACGAAGCACCTGATATGTCATCAGCAGAAAGAATTACCCATTCAATTACTATGTCTCGTAACGAGATTAAAAAACAACAACTTTCAGGTTTTTACATAGATGTAGATATACCTGAAGAGTCTTATGAAACTAGAGACGAAATATCTACTGAAATTGATGAAATAGAAGGCACATCACCTAGTTACACAGAAGATCGAAATAGAACAATCTACGAAGTACACACCATACTTGATTTAGAAGGATTTGAAGATAAAGATGATATGGGTGAGCCAACAGGATTAAAACTGCCTTATATTGTTACGATAGACGAACAATCTAACCAAATATTAGCAATAAGAAGAAACTACAATCCAAATGACCCAACAAAAAACAAAATAAATTACTTTGTACAGTACAAGTTTTTGCCCGGTCTTGGCTTCTATGGGTTAGGTTTATCACACATGATTGGTGGTATATCTAAAGCTACCACATCTATTCTTAGACAATTGATTGATGCAGGAACATTAGCTAATTTACCTGCAGGATTTAAAGCTAGAGGCATGCGTATTCGTGATGAAGCTGATCCATTACAACCGGGTGAATTTAGAGACATTGATACCACTGGTGGTTCTTTGCGAGAAAACTTAATTCCTTTACCTATTAAAGAACCAAGCAATGTATTAATGCAATTACTTGGTTTATTAGTAGATTCAGGCAAACGCTTTGCATCTATTGGTGATATGAATGTCGGTGACATGAACCAAGCGATGCCAGTTGGAACCACAGTAGCTTTATTGGAGCGTGGCACCAAGGTCATGAGTGCAATTCACAAACGCTTACATTACTCACAAAGACTAGAATTTAATTTATTAGCTAAAGTTTTTGCAGATTATTTACCACCTGAATATCCATACGACACTGGTTCAGGATCAAGAGAAATAAAGATAAGTGATTTTGATGATCGTATTGACATAGTTCCTGTCTCTGATCCAAACATATTTTCACAAAGCCAAAGAATTACTATGGCTCAAGAATTATTGCAAATGGTTCAATCAAACCCTGAAATACATGGTCCTTCAGGTATATACGAAGCCTATTACAGAATGTACAGTGCTTTAGGTGTAGATAATGTAGATGCTTTATTACAACCACCTGCTGATAACACACCCAAACCATTAGATGCAGGCATAGAAAACAGTGGTTTATTATTAGGTCAACCTGCACAAGCCTTTGCAGAACAAAATCATGAAGCTCATGTACAAGCACACCAAAGTTTGTTCTTAACACAAGTTGTTAAAGATAACCCACAGTTACAATCATTAATTATTAGTCATGTCATGCAACATTTACAGTTCTTTGCATCACAAATAGCTGAACAACAAATGCCACCTGAAATGCAAGAACAAATTGCACAGGTACAAATGCAAATGCAACAAGTTACACCTGAAGAAGCACAACAAATTCGGTTACAAATACAAATGATGCTAGATCAAATGAGTTCACCTATCTTGGCAGAACTAACTACGCAGTTTATGGAATCTATTAGCCAATCAAACCAAGGCGATCCTTTGGTTGCTATTAGACAACAAGAATTAGAACTAAAAGACAAAGAATTAGACATGGATCAAGAACAGTTTGATGCAAAACAACAATTGCAACTACAAACCAACGCTCTTGATACACAAATGCAACAACAACGCTTGGATATGCAAAAAGCTATAGCTGATGATAAACTCCAATTAGCAGTAGAAAGGATGCAACAACAAGCAGAATTAAAACTTATGGAGTTACAATCAAAACTAAGGGGTAATTAATATGACAACATCTTACATAAAAGAGAGAGTGCAAGAACTTAAAGCTCAAAAAAAATTAGATAGAGCTAAAGAAGAAGCAGAAAGACTTGCAAAAGAAGAAGCATTAGCAGAAAGAAAAAGACTTTCTGATGAAAGAATTGCAATGAAACAATCTGCAATAGATTCAGGAGAAGTATTTGTAAATAAATCAACGCCTGTTGTTGAAGAAACAACCTCTGTTGTTAAAGAAACAAAAAAAGAAACTAAGAAAACTGCTAAAAAGGCAGTAAAAAAAGCAGTCACGAAGGTCGCACCAAAGAAAAAAGGTAGACCAAAAGGCACTAAAAATAAAAAATAGGAGAAAATTATGCCAAAAGTAAATGGAAAGAAATTTGATTACAGCCCAAAAGGTATTGCCATGGCAAAAAACTCTGCTAAGAAAAAAGGCGTTAAAGTCCAATACAAAAACTATGGTGGCACTGTCAAAATGGAAAAAGGTGGTGGAGTCAAAGTTATGAAATGCAGAGGTGGTGGAGCAGCTACTCAGGGTCTTGAATTTAAAATGAGAGACTAATGGATGTAGATTTTCTTAATAAATTGCAAAAAGAGATCGATTCTAAGATCGAAGCAATTAAAGAAACATACATGGGTGGTGGACTAAATGACATGGAACACCATAAATACTTGCAAGGACAACTGGAAGCGTTGTATTATGTACAGGATTTTATAAAAAATTACTTTAAGGCAAACAATGACTAAAAAAACAGTAGAATTATCCTCAGCTTATGTAGAACCTGATGAGGTTGTATTAGACCCAACCAAGCTAGATGATTCTGTTTTAGATCGTATGCCTCAACCTACTGGTTGGAAAATCTTGGTACTGCCTTATCGTGGTAAGGGAGTTACAAAAGGAGGAATCCTTCTCACAAAAGAATCACAAGACAAGGAACAACTGGCAACAGTTGTAGCTTATGTGGTGAAGTGTGGACCTCTTTGTTATAGTGGAGAAAAATATGGAGCACCATGGTGTCACGAAAAACAATGGGTTCTCATTGGTCGTTACGCAGGTGCTAGGTTTAAATTAGATGATGGTGCAGAAGTCAGAATAATTAACGATGACGAAGTTATTGCGACAATTTCTAATCCTGATGATATAGTGAGTTTATAAATGGTAGAAAATAAAACAGAACAAGTTGCATCTGAAGAACTAGACATCGAAATAGTTGAGGAAGCAACAGATCAAAACGCAGTTGTACAATCTGACGATGAGTTAGATGAGTACACAAAAGGTGTGTCTAAAAGAGTAAACAAACTTACTCAAAGAGCAAAAGAAGCTGAACAAAGAGCACAGTATCTTGAGCAAGTAGCAGCTCAAAAGGATGCTGAAATAAATGCTTTGCGTACACATACCAATGAACTTGGTGCACAAACTTTGCTTGCAGAAGAACAATCTATTGAAGCAAAAGAACAACAAGCCAACGAGTTGTACAAAAAAGCTGTTGAATCAGGTGATGCAGAGCTTATGTCTAAAGCAGACACTCTCAAAAGCGATCTTTCTATACAAAAAGAAAAAGTACGCATGGCTAAAAACAGAAAACAACAGCCACAACAAGCACAACAAGTGCAACAAGTACAACCACAAGTACAACAACAAGCTGATCCACAGCCTACTAGAGAGGCTTTAGATTGGGCAAGTAAAAATACTTGGTATGGAGATCAATCTAACCAAGAAAGTGTTGAAGCAACCCAATTTGCGTATTTTACTCATTTTAATTTAGTCAATGAAGGCTTTGAAGCTGATTCAGACGACTACTACAATGAGTTAAACAAAAGAGTTTTTAAAGTTTATCCTTCATTGGATAATAATGAAAAAGCCGAAGTAAAAGATGATAGACCCTCTGTGCAAAGAGTCGCATCTGCTTCTGTAGGAAGTCGGCAAAAAACACAAGCTAAAAAGAAAGGCGTGACTTTTTCTAAGTCCGAAGTAGATCGCCTCAGAGGGTTAAAACCTTACAACATGTCAGAAGATGACTGGTTGAAAAGAGTAGCCCAAGAGAAACAAAAAATTTCACAAAGAGAGGTAATCTAATGAAAGACGAAAAGAATTTGGACATGACTAGAACTGTTCGTGATTCCGAGACACACGATAAAGAGGCTCGTAGAAAACCATGGCGACCAGTCAGAAAACTTGAAACTCCTCCACCACCTGAAGGCTATGAATACAGGTGGATTAGAGAAGCAACTTTAGGTCAAGAAGATGCAAATAACATGAGTTACAGACTAAGGGAGGGTTGGGAACTTGTACAAGGTTCTGAGCTACCTGAAGGATGGCATTTTCCTACTATCGAACAAGGCAGGATGGCAGGCGTAATTCACAACGAAGGACTCGTTTTAGCAAAAATGCCAACTGAGACTGTACAAGAAAGAAGAGATCACTACGAAGGTAAAACTCGTCAGGCAAATGAAGCGTTAGACAATACTATGTTTAACGATTCTTCTAAAGACAATCGATATGTTAAGTATGATTCTAAGCGAGAATCTCAAGTTACTTTTGGACAAAAAAAGTAACTAATAACAGGAAACTAAATTATGGCAAATAAAAATGCTCCATTTGGTCTAAAACCTGTTCGTATGATGAGTGGTGCACCTTATTCAGGTGGACAATCAAGATACAGAATCGCTAGTGGTGCGACTACCCCAATTTTCCAAGGAGACTTGGTTACTCAGCTAACAGCAGGAGTATTGGGCAGACACGCCGCTACTGGAACTGTGCCTATTATTGGAGTTTTTAATGGCGTAAGCTATACAAATTCTTCAGGCGAACAGATTTTTAGCAACTATTATGAAGGAAGTATTACTTCCTCTGATATTATGGCTCATGTGATAGATCACCCTAATGTTGTTTTTGAAGTGCAATGCAATGCAGCTTTTCCAGTTGCAGACTTGTTCGGAAACTTCGACATTGTTGATGGATCACCTGTGGGCGACACGAAGTCAGGAAGATCAAATACTGAATGTGCAGTTAGCACTGGTAACACCACTGCTACACTACCACTGAAAGTCTTAGATATTTCTGAAGACCCTGATAACTCGGATGTAGGTTCGACTGACACTAATGTTCTATGTGTGATTCAAAATCATATATGTGGACAAAAAAGTGCAGGTTTAGCATAAGGATATAAATTATGGCAATTTCAAGAGCACAATTAGCGAAGGAACTTGAACCCGGTCTGAACAGTTTATTTGGACTTGAGTACGATCAGTACCAACAAGAATATACTGAAATTTTTTCTATCGAAGACTCTCAAAAGGCTTTCGAGGAAGAAGTATTGGTTATGGGTTTTGGTTCAGCACCAACTAAGTCTGAAGGTCAAGGAGTTGTTTTTGACAATTCTTCTGAAAGTTATACAGCAAGATATACGCATGACACGATTGCGTTAGCTTTTGCACTAACAGAAGAAGCAGTTGAAGATAACCTCTACGATTCTTTAGGAAAAAGATATACAAAAGCACTAGCACGATCAATGGCTAACACCAAAGAAGTGAAAGGTGCCAATGTACTCAATAACGCATTTTCTACCAGTTTTACTGGTGGTGATGGAAAACCTTTAATCGCTACAGATCACCCACTTGCAGGTGGTGGAACTGCTGCGAATAGAGCGACTTCTATGGCTGACCTCAATGAAACTTCATTGGAAGATGCACTTATTGACATCTCAACATTTACAGACGATAGAGGTCTAACAATCTCTGTTAATGCTTCAAAACTTGTGGTTCCACCACAGTTAGTTTTTGTTGCTGACAGAATATTGAACAGCACTCTAAGACCAGGTACATCAGATAATGATATCAACGCTATCCAAAACACAGGTGTGTTACCGGGTGGTTATACAGTTAATCATTACTTGACTGATCCTGATGCTTTCTTCTTGCTTACATCTGTTACAGATCAAGGCGAGGGTCTAAAAATGTTCCAAAGAACAGGCATGGAGACTAACATGGAACCTGATTTTTCTACTGGTAACATTCGTTACAAAGCTAGAGAAAGATACAGCTTCGGTTTTTCAAACTGGCGTGGTATTTATGGTTCACAAGGAGCTTAATTGAACGATTTGTAATAGCGTTTATTACTCAACTATTACTTAAAAAGGGCTCAAAAGAGCCCTTTTTTTTTGACTTTTTTTAAATAATACGACATATCAGTGACTTACAATATGTAATATATGTGTAAAAAGTTGTACATTTATGTAAAAAGATGTATATTACTTATATGGGAAATAAATTAAATAACAAAAAAGGAGCAAATATGTTAAACATTTCAGACTTTAATCAACACGACATCACTTTCGAGCATGCTGTCAACATCATGACTACTTATGGCAAGAACGATCTTCTTGACAGCATGAAGGCTTTTAAAAAAAAGTTTTACGAGAACTTAAACAATGAGGATTTTGAAGATGGTTACTACATCGAAATAAATGCTTACAACACAGTCTTCGAAGGCATGAGCAATTTGCTTGCTCCCAAGGAGTTAGAACTTGATACATTTATTAAAAAATTAGGAGTAGCGTAATGAACAACTTAAAAGAACAACTATCTAACTATGCTTACATGAGCTACGAAACCTATCGTGTTTTGAAAGCAAAAATTCTCAAACTTACTGATGGAGAGATTGCTGATTTACATGAACACATGGACATGGTGACAGAGAATGAAATGGAGCGTAGGTCTATGTGTGAAGACAATAGTGAAATAAGACAGTGGGAGCAAAGAACTAAATACATTAACAAGTTAAAAAAAGTTACATGGAAAGCAGTAGAGAGAGAATTAGATCGTTACGATGCTATTCCAATAGAAACTCATATCAAAGAAGCAGATACAGAGTGTCTTTTAGCAATGAACGAGTACGAAGTTAATGGCACAACCATGACACAAAAAGTTAAAGACTTAGTACAAAATGAACTTAAACTTAGAGAGGTAGCGTAATGGAAAAATATGTACGATATTACATCGCAAGTGGATCATTGACTGCAATGTACACACTTTGTGTTGGTTATGGTGTAGACACCAAGGGTGAA